TCAATACCACTCATCATCTGGAGTGAATAAAGCATGACCTACCTCATGACCAACCAATAAGTCATATACTACATCAGATGCAAATGACCATCTTGGTAGAGTTAAGACTCTATCTGTGACATTGAACTGAGCAGTCTCAACATTTTTGTTCTCAACAATTATATCTTCTGTAGCCAGTAACTTTGCAAGTTGTGACTTAATTTCATAGTTGACCATAGTTCCTCTTGCCTTGATATATCTATTATATCAAAAAACCTGACTGAAGAGCCAGGTTTAATCCACTAATATTATTGGCACACGTACTAATCCCACCTGTTAGGGTGGGATTCTCAGTCTTGTTGCTCCTTAGTTTAGATGGTCAGGATGTGTCTACAAAATCGTTTTGCAGCATGATCAGTTATTCCACACTCAGAGATACATTGGAAGTAATCGGATACTTGGTCGTATTTTTCGTCCATAGTTTCTTTTTCATCCCACTTCCAATTTGAAAGTTCGTTGTGTGAAACTAGGTTGTGCATGTTACACCTCCCTCAACTCAACTACTAATATTTAGTCAGAGAATCCTGATAATTAAGAAAAAGTTAACAAAAAGAAATGCCTACGTACATATACTTATCTACTTTACCATGCCAGAAAATCCTTTTACTTTCTCAAATTTTATTACATCTTCAAATCTTTCATCCATTCCTGTCTTGTGAGATATAACAAAAACATTAGCATCTTGTATTACATATTTGATTATCTTTAAAAATTCTTCTGTACCAAAACCATCTAGTGAACTATCAAATACTTCATCCATAATTAATAGATTTGTATTCACAGAGTTCTTAAATCTAGCAACCTCTCTCCAAGTAAACAACAATGCTAGATCAATTCTCATCTTTTCACCTTCACTAAAAGAAGCATAAGAAAAGTCCTCATGAATAGGAGATTCAATAGTCTCATTGAACTCCTCATCAAGTTTGAAGTTGATATAAAAATCCATCATCTGAAGATACTTATTTACCTGTTGATTTATCAATGGTAGATACTTTTTAATAATCATGGTTTTAACACCACCATCTTTTAGAAGACCATAGGTAAAATCATAATAAGAAATCTTCTCTTTTTTCTCAGCTAGATTTTCATATGTTTTTTGTAAGTTTGTTCTAAACTCTTCTAGTTTTTCATTCTCAGTATTTCTGTTTGCAAGTTGGGAGGTAAGTCTCTGAATTTCCTGTTCCAGATCCCTGATCTGTCGTTGATATCCAGATACTCTAGTATTGTTTTTAGAAATGCCATGTGTGAGTTTAGTAATCTCCTTTGAAACTTCAGTGAATTGTTGCTCTCTTTGTTGTTCTGCTTTAATTGTTTCTTCTAGTTCTAGAAAACCAGATTTCAATTCCTGTGCTTTAGATTGAGCATCATTCACCTTATTTATTCTGAAGTCTTCTTGAATGTCCTGTGTACAGGTAGGGCAAACTGTATTCTTTGAGAAGAATTTATGCTCTTTTGTAAGGGTTGATACCCTTTGTGTTAACTTTCCTTTAATTGTGTTTAGTTTTAATAACTTATCACTTGCTCCTGTATACTCATCTTGCTTCTTTATAAGTTCAGATATTTCACTTTCTAACTCTTCATTAGTATTAACATATTCATCAGTCTCTTTAATTAAGTCATTAATTTTTTCTTGTTTGTCCTGTATATCTTTCTTTCCTCTAGTCTCTATCTCATCTATAAAGTTCTCTTGCATTTCAACTTTATCTTTTAAAGACTCCTTCTTCAATTCAAAAGTTTTTAACTCATCTTTAACTCCACGAATCTTTTCTTTTATCAAATTATTCATTGATGAAAATATCTTGATATCTAATAAATCTTCAACTACTTCTCTTCTACTAGTTGATTGTAATTGCATAAATGGAACAAATGTACTAGATCCTAATATGACAATTTGAGTAAATGATTTATAGTTCATCTTGAGAACATTTTTTTCTAACCATTTCTGTTGATCTAATTGTGAAGATGATTGATCTAACTCTTCACCATTTCTAGTAATCTTAAATATGCTAGGTTTGAATCCTCTAATTACTTTCCAATCAGTTTTATTAACTCTAAATTCAATTTCAACTAAACAATCTTTTTCATTTGTAGCATTTACTAATTGACTTTTACTAATTTTTCTAAATGGTCTACCATACAATACAAATGTCAAAGCATCTAATATAGTTGATTTACCTGTACCATTAGATCCTATGATTAAAGTTGTAGAATTTTCATTCAGATTAACAGTAATTTTATGATTTCCAGTACTAAGGAAATTTTTCCAAGATATTTTTTCAAATAAGATCATATTCATCTCCTTCCTTTGGTGGAAATACAATATCATCAGGAGTGATGACAGCATATTTGTGACCATGTAGTTCACATGATCTAATCATTATCTCATCTTCTATTTCCATAACTCTCATTGTAGGATAATCACGATCTTCTAATTGTAATGCATATCTAGTTGCATCATCCTTTTGTTCAAAAATATAAAGAACTTGCTCATTATTCTGATCAACTACAGAATATGCTCCTTTTGATTCTTTTCCTTTAATTGTTAGAATATACATTATACTAATCCACATGCCTCCTGATATATTTCACCCACCATTTTTTTAATAGTTGCTTTATCAAGATTAACTTCTGAATCTTCAATATAATTATTCAATATTGATAATGTATCCTCTGATTCATATGAACCTTTATCTGCATCATACCATCCACTAAAATCAAAGTTTTCTACTATCTTCAACTCTGCTACATTTGCTGAATATATCTTATCAATAAATCTCTCAAACTGACCTATATCTGATTTCTTTCTTACAATAACTTTGACTATCTTATTTTCAAATCCTCTAGTATCAAATGTTTGGAATGGTGTATCTTCATAGAATACCTTTTGAAATATATTATATGGATTATTGATAGGAGTTTTTTCTAAAGTTTCTGTATCAAATAGGTGGAAACCTCTTACATCATTACAATCATTCCAATAAATCTCATAAGGATTTCCAAGATAATAGATGTTATCCTGATTTGATCTTGTATGAAAATGACCTGAGTATACTTTTTCAAACTTAGAGAATGGATCTATACTTGACCCATGTTCCATAACAACATAGTCATTGACTTTAAATCCATGTAGTTCTAGATGACCCATACAAACAGGAGATCTTGATTCTTTAATCATTGACAAAGTTTTTTCTTCATTCTCTGAATTAATCCAAGGAACAAGAAGAATACTTAAATTGTCTATTGATATAGAAGTAGTTTCTGAATATACTTTTACATTATCATATTCTTTCAGTAAAAGATCTACTGCATTTATTTCATTTGTATTCTTATAATATGCTGTATGATTACCCACTATAGTATGAACAGTAATGCCCATCTTATTAAGTCTATCATAATAATTTTCTTTTGCCCAATTAAGTGCACCAAAATCAATTCCTTTACGACTATCAAAGGTATCTCCCATATCTACTATAGTTGTAATACCTTCCTTCTCTATAGTTGGAAAGAAAACATCTTCATAAAATCTTAAGAAGTAATCATGAAACAATTTTGAATTTTTGCGACACCCAAAGTGCTGATCAGTTATTATTGCTATCTTCATTCATCCTATATCCTCTGGTGAAGGAATACCTTTACTCTTCACAAACTCTTTCATATATTCTTCTCTACCATCTCTGGTAAAGACTTTCTTCTCATAATCAAAGTAAGGATGAGGTTCAGCAGAGATCACTGGATCTTTAGTTTTATTCTTGATAACAATAAATCTATCTGCAGCAAATGTGCCTGCTAATTGTACCTCTATTTCATCATCATCTTTCCAGTTGACAGTTCCATCTTTCTTAGTATGTAACATTGCCTCTTGGATCTTATCAATAATCTCTTGTGTTAATTTCATTTAGTTACGCAACTTAGAATGTACAGCATCCTTAATAGAATTATAGTCTGAATAATTAGATGCGTCAAGATCATTTGAATCAAAGACCTCATCAAAGTTGGACTTCTCTAGAATTTTATTCTTTATTTCTAACTGCTTTTTCTCTTGTGATATCCTTCTTAAGAAAGCATAGTAAATGATTTGAGTAAAGTATGCAAAAGGGTTTTTGGATTTTTCTGGGTTAAAATTATGAATATATCTGACGCAATTCTCTATACCATCACATATCATATCATCCTTGAACATATAGTTGACAAAGTTTGGTTTATATGATAAATGGTTTGCTATCTTTAAAAAACACTCTCCAATATATCTTGGTATCTGTGGTGGTTCTTTATCATTTAACTTTGCTCTATTTACTTGAGCAATATAAACTTCCAAGGCAGCAAGAAACTCCTTATTGTTAACATAGTGTTCAGATCTTTTTCTACGTGTAGCCATAAGTATTGCTGCTTTTCCATACAATTAGTATAACAGATAACCAAGTACTTGACAAGTATCCAAATACTGTGTACAATTACCTTTGTGGGGTTTCAAGGTTGATTAGAGCTTGATTTATATAACTTTTCTAATACCTCTTTAGCATCTCTGACAGTGGTTAGATACCCCATTGTCTTATCTAATTTGGTGTGAGTATCATGATTCACTTTTTTAAGGTAGTCTTGATAGAACATAATCATCTCAACATTATCTGATTCAGATAAAGTGAGGACATCATCTAAATTGATGATGAATAAATCTTCATTTGATGATTTCAACCATGGTTCAAATTTATATCCACCTAGAGAACCTCTTATTTTTATTGTTTCAACCATGATAGGGTGTGACACTAGGAGTAGTGTTCTGTCTCCTTCATCAGTGGCAGATACTTTCGCAAATAATTCTTCCCCTGTTTTCAATTTGAGGGTGGCAAAAAAATCATCTTCTATCATTTTTTATTCTCCTTAATATCTATTGTTAATATTTCATAGTTAAATTGCTCTTGGGCATAAATTTTAACTCTTTCAATGAAATGATTAAGTGTGTAGTTTTTTCTTGCTCCACTGGTTAGGTCATCAGCAATATCATAGAGTTTTGCTTTTACCTTGTCTTTGCCTTTTCTTAGAACTCTTCCAATGGATTGGAGGTTTCTAACTCTAGACTTAGACGGAGAAGCAAAAATAACGTTGTGTAACCTCCTAATATTGATGCCTGTAGAGAATGTTCCATAAGAAGCCACTATGATTGCATTGTTTTCTTGTTCAGTTATCTCTCTTACTTTCTCCCTATCTTCAGCATCTACACCACCATGAAT